TAACGGATGCGGCTAAACTGCGTTGCCGTATAAAATGCAGATAACTATCAAAATACGATAAACATGGAAAATAGTAATGACATTCAAAATAAAACTAATGTAGGCAATGAAGTTTTAGCCGATGTTAGCATTTCGTGCGATACTACCGAATTTATTAAATATTGCAAAAATGAAAGAAATAACTTTGTGCGTAAATTTTGGGAAATATGTGGTGAAAACATACAGGCACGAGTAATGGCAGAGGATTTATTAATAGCATACGACCAGTTAGTGCAGCGAGTTTCTTCGCATGAATGCTAACGGTCGGCGGTATGGTGTCGGTTTGACTTGCAGACATTTTCACCTTACCACTACCGTAACTGGCAAACTGCACTATACCGCTTGTTGTGTGTCTGGTGCGGTAAGATTAGTAGAAACTTAAATTGGAACACGAACAAAAAATTTAAAATAGCGAAGCGATGGCAATAGAAATTAAAAATAAAGACTGCTTTGAACTAATGGCAGAAATGCAAGATAAAAGTGTAAACTTAATCTTTGCTGACCCGTGGTATTACCCAGAAAACCAAAAAACAAAAAATGCTTTTGAAGATGATGTGTTTTGGGATATTACAAAAAAATGGATGAAGGAATTTATAAGATTGATAAAAGATGATGGGCATATATTCATAAGTTTTTCAAGCCAAAAAATGGCAAAGTTTGAATTTTTACTTGCTGAATTAGGTGTGCCTTTAAAAAGTAGAATTGTTTGGCATTATAGAAATGCTGGTGGTAGATGTGCCGATAAAGGACAATTTGGGAAAACTTATGAAATGGTTTATCATCTTGGTTTTGGGGATAGGTTAAACTTCCCTGAAAAATGGGGCGATGAAAGGTTTGATGTTTGGACTATTGCAATACCGCAAAGTAACTTCACTGATAAAAAAATACACCCATTTCAAAAGCCGATAGCACTACTTGAAAGGATTGTTGGGATTGGAAGCAGTGAAGGTGATTTAGTTTTAGACCCATTTTCTGGAAGTGGAACTACGGCACTGGCTTGTAAAAACCTAAATAGAAATTTTATCGGAAGTGAGTTGAACAAAGAACATTATTTGAATAGCTTGGAACGTCTTAATCTAAACGTTTTTGAAAAACCGAACAACTCGAAAGGAGGGGAAGGATGACAGCAGAACAATATTTGTTTTTAAATTCCGTTTGTTTAACTTTGCAATGTGAGCGCAAAAACAAAGAAACGGTTTTTGATGGAAACATACCTGCGTAATATGGCGGACTGCCACGTTTATCTCCTTTGTCAAATGCCAATGTTCGCCTCATGATTGCAATCGTAGCTACATATTTCCAACGCCAGATGCAACTTGAAAAAACACTTGCTTCATTCTGTCAGTATAAGGATGAGGATTTTGTGTTCATTGTTGTTGACGACGGATCACCCGAAGAAATAAGACTGCCGGAAGTGCCGTTTTCAGTTGAAGTGGTGAGGGTAACGAATAAGACATGGAGAAATACCTGTGTTCCTTTTAATCTGGGATTCATTCAGGCATTGAAATATGATCCTGAGATTGTCATAATTCAGAACGTCGAGTGTTTGCACTCAGGCGATATTCTGACGGCTGCACGAAAGGTGACAGATGAAACAGTGTTATCCTTTGCTTGTTATTCTTTGGGTCACGGAGAAGAACCAGGGATCACACTCAACAATAAAGCCGCAGAGTTTAACGACGAAAGCTCATGGTACAATCATTCTGTTTACCGGCCTTTGGGATTTCACTTCTGCAATGCAATGACCGCTGCGAACCTTCGCAAACTGAATGGCATGGATGAGAGACTTTGGGAAGGGATAGCTTATGAGGACAATATGTTCAAACATCAGATTCAGAACCTGGGATTGAGATTTGAATTTATAGATGATCCGTTTGTTTATCATCAGTGGCATGACCGGTTTTATGAGATTACTGAGGAACTTGTGAAACGTAATTATACAACCTACCTTGAACTGCAAAAGTCTGCTGACTATCGTGCGGTTCATGTAATAACACCTGATTTATGATAAGATATTTGATAGATAACCGAAATAGGTATAAACCTGAGCGATTTACTGAATTATTAATTGAGCATATTGAAGCATATTTGGAGGGGGAACAAGTATCTATTAATGAAAAAAAGATCGAAAACATATTAGATTTAAATATTGAATTATTAAAAAAATCAGTGTCTAAATGGGAAACCCAAAGAGATAATGCAAGAAATCAGAAAGAATATGAATATTTAAATAACTTAATTGAGATTTCTAATGCTATTATAAAAGCGGATATATTATGATTTACGACTGCTTTATGTTTTATGAGAATCTTGAATTACTTGAACTGCGGTTGATGACCTTAGACCGTGTGGTTGATAGGTTTGTGATTGTCGAAATGGGTAGAACGCACATGAACGCTCCGAAACCTCTGCATTTTGACAATAACCGGCATTTATTTGAGAAGTATCTTCCGAAGATAATCCATATAGCAGTTGAAAGTTTGCCGTTTAAGGACGAAAGGCAAATGGAAGTAGATAACCGAAACCTGATCGCACAGGGTTATGCTGAAGCCGGACCGGATGATTACATCATTATCTCTGATGAAGATGAAATTCCGAACCCAGACGGCATTTTAGAGGGCATTGCAAAAGGGCATCAGTGCTTTGCTATGCGGCAGAGATTGTTTTATTACTATGTGAACTGTCTCGCAGCCCAGGCATGGGACGGATGTATGGTCTATAAAAAGAAACTCATTCCGTCGCCTCAGTGGATCAGAGATCGCAGGGGTCAGGGTGAAACTACGATACTGAACGGGGGGTGGCATTATTCATTTTTGGGTTCTCCGGAGATGATTATGTCTAAACTCAGTCATTTTTCAGAACAGCAGGTTAATACTCCCGATGTGAACAACCGCGAAAATATAGAGAGATGTATGCAGACCGGAGAAGATATATTTCACCGGACAGAATGGTTTGCACAAAAGAAATTCATAACTTTGGATGAAATTAATCACCCAGAACTTATGGAATGGTTAAAGAAATATCCTCACAATTTTAAGTCATGAAACGCATTTATATATCCGGATGCGGCGGGATGCTTGGTGAAGCGTTTTATTCATTGCTTCATGACGTTCATAAGATGAAATGCACGGATATAGATTTAAACGAGGATTGGTTGGGTTATTGTGATGTTCGTGATTTTGGGGCTTATCGCAAGTCGGTTATAGGATATTCGCCTGACGTACTTATTCACTTGGCAGCATTGACTGACCTTGAATACTGTGAAGAACATCAACTGGAGGCTTATAATACGAATACCATATCAGTTGAAAACGCAGTTCACATAGCAAATGAATTAGGTATCCCGTTAGTTTACATAAGCACCGCTGGAATATTCTCTGGCGAAAAATATTCTTACGATGATTGGGATACTCCAGAACCTATCAATGTTTATGGCAGGTCGAAATACATGGGCGAGAGGTTTGTTGTTGAAAACTCTGACGCTTACCTTGTATGTCGTGCCGGTTGGATGATGGGCGGTGGGCGTAAGGATAAAAAGTTCGTGAGCAAGATTCTGAAACAACTCCAACAGGATGAAATCTTAGCCGTGAATGATAAAGATGGAACACCGACATACACTTATGATTTTGTCCGTAATCTAATGTTCGTTCTTAATTCCGAGAAATGGGGTATTTATAACATAGTTTGCGAAGGCGAAGCATCGCGATATGATGTAGCTGAAGAAATCATTAAATTGACTGGAAGTAAAGCTGCTCTGAGCGCAGTTAATTCTTATCACTTTAAGAATGAATATTACGCTCCGCGTCCGGCTTCTGAAAGGTTGGTTTGCACGAAACTCCGGCTTCGTGGACTTTATATGATGAGAGATTGGAAAGTTTGTTTAAGTGAATACATAAATCAAATGAAATGAAAAAGCTACTTATTTTACTGAGCATTGTATTGAGTTCATGTACTTGTTTGATCGGTCAGATACCACCGCAGTATATTTACGTTGATTCAACTTGCGGCGCAGCACTCCCTGACTATTTGCCAATGATTACAGTATCCGATAATTGCGGCATTGATACTGTCTGGCAGTCGCCGACACGCGGTTCGTGGCTAACAGTACCAACAACAACGGTATTAATTCGAGCGATCGACAGGTTTAATAACTTTACTGATATGATGTTTACGGTGACATTGATTGATACAATCCCGCCGACAATAACGCTAAATGATACGATTTTGGTGACAAATGTCAGCCAACAGATTGATGCGTTATATGATAAAGCCGACTGGATGTTAGCACGACATCAGAATTGGATTGACTACAATATGTTGGCCGATAGCATACCAGTAAACTGGGATCATTATAACGATATACACATCACGTGGACTTCGCCGGATAAATTTCTATTTGGCACGGGACACAGAGTTCATACGTGGGAGAGCGAAACAGATACTTTGATATTCAATAGATGAAAGACGAATCAACACATCAACCAATACTATTCGAGGTTATACGTCAAACAACAGGACCGATTCTTGAACTTGGTGCAGGATATTCATCTACTGAGCAGATTCATTTACTTGCCGAAGGGCGTAAGATTCTTACTGTAGATGACAATCAGGTATGGTTGGATCACTTCCGACATTTAGAAAGCGACACGCATCAATTCGCGCTTTTATCAGATAAACTGTTCGAAGAATATGGCCGTGACTGGTCTGTTGTGCTTGTTGATCTTTCAACATGGGATCAGAGAATGTGGGCAATAGAGAAGCTGCGTTACTTTGCCGAGTACCTGGTTATCCATGATGCACAGGAAAAGAACCTTGACTGTAAGTTTGTTTATCACAGAGAGTACCGCACGAATGACTTTCCAATGCCTACTACATTGTTAGGCAGTAACATAAGAACATTAACTGGAATAAACGTCGAAGGGGCAAGTTATGGATGAAATAAAAAACATTTACGTCGCACTCTCACGGCTTTACAACATAAGTGCAGAGAGGGTAATCACAACGGATGACATTGACGAAGTTTGCAACTCATTTGAAATCTTTGCGTTTAAAGATGAAGTGACGGCAATAGCAGAGAAGTTGATGATTGTCGGACATTTGGGAGCAGTGAGTTATGGATTCAGTGAACCGGATATTGCTTAACTTTGCAAAAAATAAAGTTATGAAAGTGATTATTACTACTGACGATATTAGCATACCCGATCTTGAAATACCATTGGATGTCGCAAAATATCTCAATAAAGGAGATAGAATTTGTATTGATGTTGAAGGCCATAAAAACCCAGTATTTTTAATTATAGAATATAAAGAATATGTTTGTTCAAAAAAGATGTTTAATGATGATCGCTTAATAGTGAATTGTATTTTGGACGATAGATATGATACGATGTAAGAAAGATAAATGCATTGTTTACTCAAAGAAAGGAAAGAAACTATCAAAGCCAATGAGTAAGAAAAAGGCAAAAAAAAGGCTTGCTGAGATTGAATACTTTAAGAAGAAGAAATGATTGAAGAAGAAAACACAGAAGAACTACTGCCGTTAAATGATAAACAGGAAAGATTCTGTTATGAATATTGCCTTGACCTGAATGGAACTCAGGCCGCAATAAGGGCCGGATATTCTCAAAAAACAGCCGGAGTTATCGCAACAGAAAACCTAAAGAAACCTAATATTCAGGCTCGAATTAAAGAAATGCAGGACAATCTCGCTGAAACAGCAGGAGTTAGCAGATTAAGAGTTTTGAATGAACACATGAAGATGGCCTTTTCTTCAATAGCACATCTTCATAATACATGGATTCAAAGAAAAGAGTTTGACGAACTTACTGACGACCAAAAGTCATCCATTGCTGAAATTGATACAAAGATCAGGTACGAATATCAATATAATCCTGATTCAAAAGAGAAAGAACCTATTTCTGTTGAGTATGTCCGGATAAAACTATTCGACAAACAGAAAGCCCTGGATTCAATCACGAAGATGTTAGGCTTTGATGCTCCGACAAAGATTGACGCTACTGTAAACGTTCCACAATTGCCTAACGTGATTATCAAAACTAATGAATGAAGTTGAGCAGATATTATCAAAGCCTCAGATGTCGATACTCAAATCGACGGCAGCGATAAATCTGTTTCTGGCTGGGACGGGGTCGGGTAAAACTTTCTTAGGTGGTGTTCTCTCAATCAACTTTGTTTCTAAGTTCCCAGACGTAAGGGGAGCTATTTTTGCAAATACATACGATCAGCTTAACACTTCGACCCTGTTTCGTATCCGTGAATATTGGGCTTCAATCGGAGTGACAGAGTGGAGCAAAGAGAATCCCGCAGGATTATATGTCTCAGGCAAAGAGCCTCCGGCAATGTGGACTAAATGTAAACGTAACTTTGACCGCTTTACGAATATTATCTCATTTGCCAATGGAGGGTTGATTTTCACCGGCTCTTTGGATAATTACGAAACTCATTCAGGCAAGGAGTTCGCGTGGTGTCTATTGGATGAAACCAAAGACACGAAAGAGGAAGCTGTAAAAGAGGTCATCATAACACGAATGAGACAACCAGGGATGTTTATTGTTGACGGTAAACCTTCCGCAAAAGGAGGACAGCATGAGCAATGGAATCCTCTTTACTGTCTTACGTCACCGGCAAAGTCCGACTGGCTCGCTGAGATGTTCGAGCTGGATAAGTATGTTGATGAGATAACCGAAAAGATTTATTCGGATAAGACGTTTTTTGAGAAGGAATATAATAACAAAAAGGTTGTTATCTCATCGGCTTATCATAACGTTCATAATGTTGGGGAGAATTATATAAACACTATCCTTGCAAACAATACAGAAGAACGTGGCCGCGCCTTAGTATTTGGCAATCCTTTTGCCACTACAGGGGGTGAGTTTTATTCTTCGTTTAACAGGATTGAACACGTAGATAACCTGAAGTATGACCCTGATCGCCCGCTTCATGTATCTTTTGACCAGAACTCAGTGCCTTATAACTCATGTTCAATATGGCAGTTCGAGCAGAAAGATGACCTATGGTGGGCTTATTGCATTGACGAAATAGCACTGGAGAACCCGCGCAACTCAACAGAGGAAGTATGCGAAGAGCTTGTTTTGAGGTATCCGAATCACAAATCGGGGTTGTTTTATTACGGTGACGCTTCGGGCCGTGCGCGTTCAACAATGAACAAGGACTTCCGGCATCATTACGAGATCGTCGAGTTCAAGCTGCGGCGTTATCTTGTTGCCAAGTCTGACAGAACCGTAACCAGGAACCCGCCGCTGGTTAAACGCCGCGACTTCATAAACAGGATATTCGAGAACAAACTGCCGATACGAATACGCATTGACGAGGGGTGCAAGAAGATGATTGCTGATATGTTGTACGTTAAGCAAGCGATTGACGGCGGGAAAGATAAACATATCGTTACGGACAAGGTCACGGGCGACAAGTATCAGAAATACGGTCATCTTTCCGACGGTCTTGATTATCTGATAGTTGAGGCATTTAATAACTACTATGAAGCATAAATAAAATTAATATGACTAAACAGGAAGGACTTTTAAAACTGACAGAGATAATCCGGCGCAATCTTACGCACCGAGATTATGAGCGAGTGACAAAGTTAGCCGAGACTTATTACAAGATGGTATCAGGCGACGGGGTTGCTGACTTGCTTCAACAGATCGTTAAGCGTGAAACTCCGGAAGAGTTTGAGATGCGAAAGACAATCACGAACTCAATCATTCCACCGACGCTGGCCTCAACAAAGCTGCCGTTTCAAAAGACAGTACGCACGAAGCCAAAAAAGAGGGATATCTCGTGGGGCGACAAAGACGACCAGAAACGAAAGGATGAGTTTGAACAATTCATCTCTCATTACTGGGGCGATGCTTCACTTGAAAAGTTCTTTGAATATGCTTTTGTGGATTATAACTATATCGATCCTAATGCATTTTTGATTACTGAGTTTGACGCTTTTAACCCGGCAAAAGAGAAAGCCAAACCTTATCCATTCATTGCAACATCGGAACAATGTGTGATGTTTGAGATGAAGAACAACATACTTGAATACCTGGTTGTAAAACTCCCGATAAAGTATAAGACCGAAGCCGGTGAGGCGGACGGTTTCAAGTACACTATCTACTTAGGCATGGATACAATCACATTCACCCAGGTTGAAAAGCCTGAGATCAATTTCTTATATTTACCTGAAGGGCAAGAACATCCAGAATATATAAAAATAGAGAACAAGTATTATTTTATTCAGTTTTTCACGCCTAAGAACACGAAAGTTCCTGCGCGGAGATTTGGATACAAACGCGATGCTGAAACTCAGGGCAGAACATTTGTGTCAGTATTTCATGATGTGATTCCATATCTGAACAAGACGCTCAAAATAGACAGTGAGTTAGACCTTTCTACGGCGATGACGGCCTTTCCTCAGAGATTTGAATACGTTACTCCGTGTAACGAGTGTGGCGGCTCTGGGATGTTGAAAGACGGTCATACTTGCGGAGTGTGCAAGGGATCAGGCCGTGAGCCGGTGCATAACTCTACAATGGATGTTATCACGCTGGATATGCCGCGCGATCCGACAATGATGATTGACCTTGAAAAGATGCTTGTCTATAAAGCACCTCCGATTGATCTGCTGACCTTTCAAAAGGACTACATCAATGAACTCAGGGCAAATGTGTTTCTGATGATGTTCAATAAGGAACTATTGGATAAGTCAGAGGTAGCAGCAACAGCAACAGAAAAGGTACTTGACCTGGACAATCTTAACGACACTTTGAATCCTTTTGCGCGGTCGCTTTCTACGATGTGGGAGTTTGTCGTGAGAGATATCGCAACTTATACGGATTTTGCTAAAGACTTATTTGTTGAACATTCATATCCTGAGGACTTTAAATTCAAGTCAATGTCGGAACTGATGCGCGAACTTCGTGAGGCAAAGGATGCAAACGCCTCGACTTCAACAATAGCTAAGATTGAAGATGACATAAACGAAAAGCTGTATGCCGATCAACCATACGATCTGAAGGTCATCAGGATTAAAAACTCATTCAATCCGTTCCGAGGATATAAAGAAGAAACAATCAATCTGCTGATCTCTCAGAACCTCACTACGAAATATAATGCAACGCTTTATGCTAACCTTGAATCTATCTTCAATGAACTTGAACAGGAGATTCCAGACCTGTATGAGATGAGTTATCAGGTCATACTTGCGAAGGTCAAAGAAAAGGTTGCGCTTTACATGGGGCAAATGGAACGCGAGAAACCTAAACCGCCGGTTCTGAACTTCGGACAGGAGGAAGAGGAATGATACCTTCGCGCGGTTGGTATCATTGGGCTTGGTCGCCGGTTGTAGGTTGTAAGCATGGATGCGAATATTGTTACGCCCGCAAAGAGTTTGATGACTTTGATACTCCGCGCATTAACCTGAAGGCAATGGGAGAGCCTGAGAAGTATAAAAAACCTTCAGTGATATTCGTCTGCCCGTTTGCTGATTTGTTCGGTGAGTGGGTTGACAGGTTATGGATTCAGGCGGTGATTGAGGTCGTCCGGCAGAACCCTATTCATCAGTTTGCTTTTCTTACGAAAAATCCTCGGAGGTATCATGAGTTTGAATTTCCCGAAAATGTGTATCTTGGTACAACAATTGAATCGCCTGAAAAGATGTTCAGGGCAAAGACAATGGAAGGGTTAACGAATAAATTACTTGTATCGATTGAGCCGGTCATGGGTAACTTCACAGGAGTTGATTTATCTATGTTTGATTGGGTTGTCGCTGGATTTATGATTGGTCAGAAGAAAACACGAATAGACCGAGAGAACATGAGATCAATAGCACATCATAACAAATACGTGATTTACAGATGAAGTTCTCAGTTATCATGGCCTCAACTCTCGCTGAATACGGCGGGGCGGCTTCACGAAGGGATGAGAAGATCGTGAGGGCTATTGATAGTGTCATTGCTCAGACCTTCACGGATTGGGAATTGATTGTTGTCGCTGACGGGTGCATGAAAACAATGGCAATCGTCGCACGTTATGATGACCCGCGAATAAAGGCCGTGAAGATTGATAAACGCCCCTGGTGGGATGGCGCACCACGAAACAAAGGCATTGAACTTGCTGCGGGTGAATACATCATTTACATTGACAATGATGATTATTGGGGTGAAGGTCATTTGCAGGGCATAGCTGATGAGATTGGTGATTTGGATTGGGCTTACTTCAATGACTGGGTGTATAACGGCACGGACTTCATCCCGCGTAACTGCGATATAAAACGGTTAGGGGCAAATGGAACGTCGAATATCTGTCACCGCAAGTCACTGGGGGTCTTGTGGGGTCATCGCGGTTATGCGCATGATCATTACTTCAATCAGAAACTTTTAAGATTCAGAAACTATAAAAAGATAAATGCAGGGGAATACTGCGTCTGTCATATTCCAGGCGGAGCAGGGTATGACCTTTAAAATAACGATATGAGTAAAAAAGTAGCAGCAATCACAATTACCTTCAATCGTCTTGAACTGACTAAGCGGACATGGGAATCATTTAACGCAAAGACCGGAGTTGACTTTCATCTGTTTGTTGATAATGGCTCGACTGACGGCACTGTTGAATGGCTACAGGACAAATATCGCATACTTCTGGATAAGAACTACGGAATAGCAGCAGCGTTCTATTACGGCGTTCAACAATTGCAGGATTATGACTATATCCTGAAGCTGGATAATGATGTTGAGACTGTCACCGAGGATATGATTGCGAGATTGGTTGATTTCATTGAGAAAGCCGGTCCACACGCAGTTTCACCGCCCGACCTGATGATTGACCCTAAGTTCTATCCTACCGTGTTTAAACGGGCTGAGATAGCCGGATACCAGGTTCAATACACATCTCATACCGGAGGGGCTTTTCA